GTTTCCACGAACTTTATCCAAATGTTGACGATTTCCGTGAGGTTGTTTCCATGATTACATTTGGAGATGACAACTTTGATAAGGTGAAATTTCCGTACCACAAATTCAACAGGAAAACACTCGGAGATTATTGTGCTAAACATGGGATGGTACTCACTTCCCCTGACAAGAGTGCAGTTGAGACCAAATGGGACCAAATGAAAGACGTTACGTTCCTCAAACGTTCTTTTAGACATTCATGCGAACATAATAGTGTGGTTGGGCCACTTGATATACCCAGTATTATCAAACCACTGCATATAGGTGTTGAGTCCAAGGCGTTGGATATGAATGAATTGTTGGTTGAACACATGACGCGGGCATTAGTTGAGATGTCGTTTCATAGTAGGCTTGAGTGGTCTCGATTGAGAAAAGTGTTGCTTGATGAGCCGACAGGGAATTTCAAGAAGACTCCAGTGTACAATTGGAGTTATGATGATTTCGTAACAGCATGGAAACTGAAATATTGCTCCAACCACGGCGGTGGTGATTTGAGCAATCTGGGTAATGTTTTTGGACCCAATGTTGTGAGCGTCCAACCTGCATCCTCTGATGCCACGGTGTCGGCAGGCGAAGTCGATAATATAGAGAGCACAACCGAAAACATGCAATCTGGGGCACCTGAACTTGTTGAATCTCGCACAGAAGTGCGCACTGGTGTTATACGTGCACGCACAAGCGAGGAAGTACAACTCGGAGAGTTTCTTGCCAGACCAATACAGATTATGACCGTGACACTCGCTACAGGCGATGTGGTGTTTGAGAAGGTAAATTTCTGGGCTGAGTTCCTCAAGGAACAAACCATGCGCAACAAACTTGAACATTATAGATATATACGCGCGAAGGTTAAACTCCACTTCTTTTTCAACGTCACACCAAGATTTTATACCAAGTTACTGCTTGCGGTGAATTGGATTGTGCCAACAAATAGTGATAGTTTAGACAGTGGGTTTGATGATTGGTCGACATCAGCAGTTGATGGGCCGGTTGATAATATCCTTGCGTCACAATCATTGTGTACGTATGTTTCCACTGAAGTGAGTAAATCTGAACTGATCGTGCCATTTGTGTATAGGGCTGAGTATATAGATATGATCGACGCCACACCACATTTTGGTAGCACCGCAAATGCACATCTTAAAGGCGAAGCTGGAACGCTGCATGTGAGGTCGATGTGTCCATTGAGGTATGCTGGCGAGCCACCTATAAGTGCAACATGCGACTTGACTGTGATGATGTCCCTGGAAGACGTTGAGTTGCGTGGAACTACGAGCAAAGCGCTTGTGCTTCCAGCGTCGTCTGTGGTACACCGCATTAACGGCATATCAGACAAAATTTTGGTCTATGGTACGGTAGCTGCAAATGTGGCCAAGGCAATAGGAGAATTAGCTAGCGTGTTAGGTTTTTCTAGAGTCAACATTGGACACGAGCCTGGCATATATCGAGAGAGAGCGGTGGGTAATACAGCACTAACAGATGTTCCAACCATATCAGCCAAACTTACTGTACACAAAGATCAAGCATTGTTTGTAGGTTATGACCCACTCAAAGAAGGTGGTGTGGGTGATATTGAAACATTAGCATCTATTGCATCAAGACCATCTTATCTCACCAACTTTGTATGGCAAACATCACAGTCACCTGGCACACACTTATTTTCTATTCGTGTGTCACCATATATGATGGCAATACAGGATGGTGCACTACGGCTGACTTCTAGTTGTTTTGCAGCGTTTCCGTTTTCCTATTGGTCTGGGACAGTGACTATCAAGTTCGAAGCAGTTGCGTCTTTCTTACATAGAGGAAGATTGTTGTTTGTGTATGATTCTGGATCTAGTGGTGGATATTCGTTCATCCAAAACAGGTGCGTGGTGCTTGACATCACTGGGGATCATGCTGTAAGTATAAGTGTGACTCCAAACGGGCCCACAACATTTTTACCAGCACCTGATGTCAACGACCCACCTAATCACCAAACAAGTAAATATGGCGAAGATGTTGATTGGGCGTGTGGTACCATATCTGTTTATGTTATGAATAGACTAAGTGCACCGGAAGCTACGCTAGGAACACCAATAAATATGCTTGTATATACTCACATGGAAGATGATGCACAATTTGCAGTACCCAGTGCTAGAATCGGTGGATTAGCGTTGGTTGAGCCAGCTTCAGCAATAACAACAAATGAGACATCAGTAATAATAAACAACGATTTTTCGTTTGCAG